GTTCAGGCTGGTATGGAGGCCAAAGTATACCGCATCGCCTCTGAACTGAACCAGACCAACACGCAGACCATTGTGGACGATTTGGAGGACGCATACCTGACCATCTGCGGGATGCCGAACCGGAACGGAGGTTCCTCTACCAGCGACACTGGGCAGGCGGTCATTTACCGAGATGGATGGTCTGCCGCTGAGAGCCGGGCCAAGGACACGGAAAAGACATGGGAGCGGTCGGAACGGGAGTTCCTGCGGCTGGTGCTGTATATCTGCCGTGAGACTGGCGATTTGGATTTGCAGTTGGCAGACATCAAGCCGGAGTTCACCCGCAAGAACCTGTCCAATATCCAGTCCAAGGCGCAAGTTCTGGCGGAGATGCTGAACAATAGCAAAATTCATCCGAAGTTGGCGTTCCAGTACAGTGGGCTATTCAGCGACCCCGAATCTGCATACCGTGTGAGTATGGATTGGTACGAGGAACAGAAACGCAAGATGGAGCGGAGTTTGAGAGATGAACTGAATACCAACAGGGACACAAATATAACTGCGGAGGAAAGAAACAATGATGTCTCCGTTTCGGAATGACCCGTTCAGCATGGTATATCAAGCATTTCAGAGCCTTTATCCTGGAAAAGAGTGCGAGTGCTACTTTGAGCCTGACTTGAAAGCAGACGATGGAGACAAGGCGTATGGTCTCACAAATTTCTGCGATGATGGAGAAATTCAAATTTTAGTAGACCCGAATGTGGACATTGAAAACGCAACAGAAATTTTTGCACACGAACTTGCACATGTAGCCGTTGGATATGACGCTAAACATGGCCCGGAATGGGATGCCGCTTTTGATGCAATTCTCGATGAATACAACCGCATAGGGGATGAACTGTTTGGAAAACAAAAACCCTTATGACCTCACCGATAAAGCCATCGACCTTTTGAATAGGAGGGCGGTCAAGCGGTTTGAGGACGCCAAAGACGAAGCGGCGCTGGCGAAATTTGATGAACTCAATGTGCTGGAAGTCACCCGGACGCTATATGACCAGCTACGTAAGGACAACCAAGATGTCTTTCTTGAACTGGCGCAGGAGCGGTATCAGGAGGCCGAGCCGCACGGAAAGGAACCACCTGATTTAGCGTGGTTACTGGCATTGCTGGCGGCGTACAACGCTGTTACGAAATACCAGTATTCCCACGAATGGGAGCGCAAGCGTGACCGCACAGCGGAGGCTATTAACTCGACCACCGCAAAGGTCACAGAGTTTCGACGGGGCCTTTCCTACTGGGCGCAGATGACGGAATGGTATGCGGTGGAAGTCACAGACCAATCCACACTGAAAGCATTTCAAGACAGCGGTGTTCGCTATGTGAAATGGAACACCATGAATGACGGGCGTGAGTGCTCCACTTGTAAGGAACGAGACGGGAAAATTTATCCCATCCGTAGCATACCGCCAAAGCCCCACCCCGGTTGTCGTTGCTGGTATACACCGGCGAAGAAAAAGTAAATTTAAGCGGCCCGGCCGTTTGAATACGGCGCAGAGAAGTGCCTTACCAAACGCAAAACTGAGAGAACAGTAAACGCAAAAACGGGGCGGAGATGCCCGACATAAAAAGCGCAAAGGAGAATTTTTATGAACATCGATACCAGCACCATTGAGAATTTTGACTCCCTGTCCGCCGAGGAGAAGGTTGACGCGCTGCTGAAACTTGACCTCCCTGACAGTTCTGCGGAACTTGCCAAAATGAAATCTGCACTGGACAAGGCTACGTCTGAGGCTGCCGATTACAAGAAGCAACTCAAAGGGAAACTGACCGAGGACGAAGCCGCCGCCGCTGAGCGTGAAGCCAAGTGGGCGGAGATGGAAGCCAAGTTGAAAGAACTTGAGACCGAGAAGACTATCTCCACCTACAAGGCCAGCTATCTTTCCATGCCGGGATTTGACGAAAAACTGGCGGAGGAAACCGCGAAGGCACTGGCCGCTGGTGATATGGAGAAGGTCTTTGCCAACCAGCAGAAAGCCAATGCCGCCTATGAGAAGAAGCTGCGGGCCGATTTGGTTAAGCAGGACCCCAAGCCTGATGGCGCTGGTGGAGATGACCAGAAGAAAGACACCGCTGTTGAGTTTGCCAAGAAGTTGGGCAAGCAGAGAGCGGATGCCCTCAAGAGCGCGAACGAGGGCCTAAAAAACTATTTTTAAGAAGGAGAGATAACGGATGATTTTTTCCAAGACTTCTGTCAGCGGAACTGTTGAGATTCTGGCCGCTGACGAGTTCACCGCGATTCCTATTACGGTGGACGAGACTTCCGCTGTAAAAGCAGGCACACCCATGACTTCCGCCGGGAAAAAGATTGCCGCGACCAGCTTTGCTACTGCTGCGGGGATGCTACTGTACGATGTTGACCCTACCGTGAATCCCAATGGCGCTCTGCTGGTACAGGGCGTTGTGGACAAGAAGAAGGCGCAGGCGCACTCCGGTGTGACGCTGGACACTACCTTTGCCGTCCCCGGCATCATCCTGCGGGACAACATCGGCGTGAACGAGTAAGGAGGGATACATAGATGGACCTGAGAGAAATTTTTACTCCCGCTGCGATTGCGGCCAACTGGATTGAGGTTGCCTCCAATCAGATTCCTTATCTGGGCGCGACCTTGTTCCCTGCCCGCAAGAAGGCCGGCCTTGACCTGTCCTGGCTGAAAGGCTCCCGTGGGCTACCTGTCTCTCTGATGCCCTCCGCATTCGACGCGAAGGCCACCTTCCGTGATCGGATTGGATTTGAGAAGCTGGAGACCGAGATGCCTTTCTTCCGTGAGGGATACAAGATCAAAGAGAAGGACCGGCAGGAGATGCTGCGGGTGCAGGAGTCTACCGACCCCTACGCTGCCGAAGTGATTGCTCGTGTATTTGACGATACCCGAGATCTGGTTGACGGTGCAAATGTCGTGCCCGAGCGGATGATTATGCAGCTCCTGTTCCCCGAGGGTGGAGACGTTGGTATTGCCATTAAAGCAAACGGTGTGAATTACACGTACAAGTATGATACAGACGGTTCTTGGAAGACCTCCAACTACACCGCACTGACTGATACTGCAACTTGGGACAAGCC